CTTGGCAATAGGCGTACCAAGGCGCGAGTCATAGCGACCGCAAACACCCAGGCAAAGCGCCATCACTTCAGCAAGTTCGGTGCGCGAAAGCTGCTCAGTGAGGAAAGCGGCGGTCATTGCAAATCCGACCTCAGGAGGAACGTCAGGAACCTTTACATCAGGATCGGGGACCACTACCTGAAGAGGTGCGGGCTGTGATTCCTGAAATGCGCGATACCGCTTGACGAACGTCGAGAAAATCCAGCTTCCATCGGACGCCTCAAGCATCCCTATGCGGTACTGCTGATCGCCGATAGTCGTATCTTTGTGATCGAAAGGCATGTGCGCTCCGCTTACTGGTTAGCAATGTTGGCTGCGGGAAGATTCCATTCAATGTACTCGCCCTTGCCGCCGTAAGGCTGCGGAGGCTTCTTCGAGAACGATACGCCGGTGCAGATGTTCTGATCGTCCGTGACGGGATTCTGGAGGTCAAGGGCCATCGCCGCCCAGTTGCTTGCGTCCCCATTCGCTACCGCTGTCTGGTGAAGATTCTGCGCATACTTCAGGTAGGCGTTGAGCGCCGAGGTCTGCTGGCAGGAAATCTTGACCATGCCATTGAACCCTGGACTTACTGACACCATGACTGCCGCATCCGAAGAATTGTCCTGTTCGGTCCATTCATGCGTCATCTCCACGGTGATCTTTCCCACACCGAGGTTACCGCCTGCAAGAATAAACGGCCCTGCAAGTGGAGAGGCAATCGCCCCCGTCAAGTCCTTGAACGAATATGTGGTGGTTCCGTTTGCCATTGCGATCTCCTCTTACTGCTGGACCGAAACTCCGATGATAAAGCTCTGTTGTGTGCCGGCCAGAATGACGGCGACATAAACGGGCATTCCCTTGAACAGTGCGCGGTCTCCACTAGATTGCGTCGAGAACGAAGACGATCCAGCCCAGTATCCGGTAGAGAGTGCTGTCCCGACCGTCAAGCCACCAGTGGGAAGCAGCGGGATAGCAGGACCGTTCCACACGCCCCCGGCGATGAATCCGCGATTAGCTGAACGGCTGCAAGCGCCCCGCACCGCATTCAATACGAGAGCCTGGCCGGAATCATCCTGCGGAATCGAGGGAAGCGATTGGAGTACATTTAGAATCGAAATCTGCGCGTCTGCGGCCAGCATATCGAGGCCGAGAACGGTAGTAAAGCTGAGGCCGTTTCCGTTCACCCCCTGATAGTAGAAATCGTAACTGTTGGCGTAGTTATTGTAGCTGTTGCCGTTGTTTCCGAAGCCGAGTCCCGGCGTACCAGCAAACACGTTGATCTGCGCTTGCGAAAGCGGTTCGGTTGTGCATCCGACCAGCGTCTTGGCGGCGAGAGAAAAATTACTGTTGGCGAGTCCGGTATTCAGGCCCATCGCCTTCCCCATCAAAGCGCCAGAGATGTAGGCGTTGTTCGGGAATAGACCGCCCTGCGGGGTGGAGTAGCAGCCGTGGGCGCGGCTGTAATTTGCCGCCTTGATGAGCGAGAACACGTTGCCCACCGAACCAGCAAGAGCAGATGCGCTCTGCGTGCTGTAGAACAATTGCATGGCAGGCTGTGTACTCTGCGCATAGGCCGCAATCGCCACATTGTCAGAGTCGGTTGCCGTGGTGCAGTTGACCAGGTACCACGCGGGCTGAGCAACACGGCAAGCGGTCACAGCCTGAAGCGGAGTCTCACCAATGGCCGTCACGTTGACCTTGAGGGCGGTTCCAACGCTTGTACCCTGAGCGGTGGTCGAGAGTGCGGCTGAAATCGCGTATCCGGTTCCCTGCTGGCCGGGAATGGACGCTACAGACGTGACCACGCCGCCGCCGCTGATGCCAGTGACGTTGCCGTATCCATAGGATGCGTTCGAGGAGGAAATCAGAAAGGTGTCATTCAGCGCGTACCCGGTGCCAGCCGCAGCGGAATCGACGGTGATCGCCTGGATGGCGGTCGGGTCTTGGCATCCCATCCACAGATATTGCGCCTGCGGAGTCTGCGAAGCGTACAACTGCGCTTCGATGTATTCAGGATCGGTGGTCAAGTAGCCGAGCGCGGCGAGAGAAGTAGTGGCTGTCGAGGTCGGAATGAGAACGCAGCGCGAACCGGCACCGTAGGAAGGAATTCGCCCACTGTTGCCGATGATGAGCGCCTGATTGAATGCGGGGACTGATACCCCTGCCGGAGTGACTGAAACGCTCACATCGCAGAGAATCGAAAGTGGAAGGGGCTGAGTCGCCATGTTCTCTCCTATAACTGTACTACCACATCGCTGATTATACCGTGTTCGGTTTCAAGCGTAACCTCTACGCTCTGCATGGTTTGCTTGGTGAGGGTATCGGTCACCTGTTCATTCATTCTTGCCGAGAAGTCGGTACGCTCCCACCATTGATTCTGAAAGAGTTCTGGGTTTCTGCGCGGCGTTCCAATAACCGTATCGAGATACAGATTGGAAGCCTGAAGCGCATCATGAACGAAGTCCTGATAGAGACACGCCTTGACCTGTCGTGCCCGATCGAATGCATTGGGGCCGTAGAAAATGAAGGACAGTTCCCAGATGCGAGTGTAGATCGTGGTTTCGATGAACGTGGTACCAGCGGAGTCTACAGGCTGGACCTCGTGCGCCGTGTTGTAGCGGTCTGGCGTTTCGGTTGCGCGGATGAACACCACGTCATCCGTGATCGCCCACGCGGGAGCGCCTGGAGTTGGCCAGTCAATCCTCACCTGCGAGTAGGCCGTAGAGTCGGTCGGTCCTGAAGGGGTGATACCAAGGCAGCGCAGTACGATGTTCTGCCAGATGATAGACACCTGTTGCTGTGTCAGGCCGGTCGAGGCCATAGTTCCGACGCCGGGAACGGGATAGCTACTCACCGGAAAGCCTCGCTGCTATTGCCTTTGAGAAACCGAAATCGCGCCACGGTATGACCACCACTACGCGGTATTCCTGCGAGTTCCAAAGAATCGTATCGCCCAGACCAGACGCCGAACCTGCTGCCCGCGTCTTGTACATCGGCTGCTCGGAGATAAACCCCATCATGCCAGTAGAGCGGTCGCCTTCGGGAACCTGCTGCAAGTCTTCTTCGGTGGCTGGCTGGACTATCCCCCAGAATGGTATTGCTGTCGTGGTAGAGACATAGCCGCCCTGTTGAAAGCTGCCCGTCGAGCGATTGACCGTATACGCCTGCGCGAAAGCTGGACTATTGGCAACGCGAGTGAGCGAGATGGTTGGCATTAGATCGCCTCCGCTACTTCAGTCGCTTCTGCCTGAACGCCAAATGCAATCTCGGTATCAGGAGCAAACTCAGCCGCATTGCCCGCATGAACACCATCGCCCGATTCCGTGATGTGCGTGATTGCCCTGCGCATCTGACCTGTGTCGATCCCAGGGCGGTCGCTTCCTTTGGCCCGAATCGTAGAATCCGCATTGGGTGCCCATCCGTTGCGAGGATCGGTAAACCAGCGTTTTGATGCGCTCTCACCAATCTGGCCGGCGCGGTCCAATGCGTCCATCATGCCTGCTTCGTCGCCGTCGAGTGCGCAAGTAGATGCCTTTGCGAGTTGCTTGGCAATGAGTGATCGAGTCGGTTCTGCCTCAATGGCCGCTTCAATCACCACGCGGGGAGGCTGACCGTGCAACGGGGAGCCATTCGTGAAGATGAACAGCAGTTCCGCGTTGCTGATCTCGCCCTTCTTGCGCTGTCCATTCTCTTCAGGAATGCCCACCAGCGCATCGGCACCATTGAGCGCAGCGATGCCCGCATTGATCTGCGACATTCCCGGCCCGCTGCTGGTGTAGCTTGCTCCCACTGTCACCGCCTGAAGTACGCTGGCCCTGCGCCCACTACGCGCGCCAAGGTTGCCAACTGCACGCCGTACTGCGTGAGCGTCCACGCCGCCCATTGTTCCAACTTCGCGAGCGTCTGAAGTCCCTGCGAAACGCCGTCTGCTCCCTGCGAGATGGTGATACCTGCCTGAAGGCTGTTCGCCACCACCTGATTTGCTGTACTCTGCGGGTTGCCTTCGGTCTGGCACCAAAGCGTCAGATAGTGCGCGATGTAAAGCGCCATTCCCAAGCACCAGGACTCCCGCCAGCGCGATTGCATGAGCGAGGCATAGGCGATGTTCAGATAAAGCTGAATGACCGCAAGAGGGACCAACTGCGCTTCATAGACCGATAGCGTAACCGATCCCGATACCATTGCGTTGCTCGATACGGTCACGGTTGGCATGTTTACTGATGTGATTACCGTTGACGAATTAAGCCCTTGACACGTCACAAGTTGACCGATATTCAGGACCGTTGCGGTCGAATCTACGGTGATCTCATTGGAGCCTTGCACGAGTGTTCCAGATACTGGCGTGGCGGGCCCAAAGAACTTGGGATAGATGAGCAATAGGTCGTTCACCGCGTAGGGAGGGTTCCCAGTCTGCGGAATGCCAGAAGCCAACCCCATGAAGGTGCTGCACTGGCATCCGTACTCTTCCCCAAACCCATAAATAAGCTGGTAAAACAAATCGATGGCTTGCTCGGGGAAGGCTGGCATGGCGGCTCCTAAATAAAGTTTACATTAGGGGTTGACAAGTATAGCGGCTTGCTATACTGTTGAGGAATGGAACGGAAATCAGTTGGCTATCGATTGAGTCTTGATGCCCTACGTCTATTATGCGCTCTCGCTCGGACGTTTGGATTGTCGAAGACTTCCGTCATTGAATTGGCGATTCGTGAACTGGCGAAGCGCAACGAAATCACCTAGGCACGGCGCGGCAGGTCAAGTCTCGACTTGGCACGGCGCGGCTAAGTAAGACGAGACAAGGAGAATTTATGCGGGTTTGCGAAGCAACACTGGAATCAATCAGCCCCTACAGCCAATCGAAGCACTACGAAACCGATAAGCTGGATAAGGAAAACGCTAAGGATTACGAAGAGCGGACATGGAAAGACCGCCTCCATACATCAGAGGATGGAATGGTGTTTATTCCCCCGATGGCCTTCAAAAATGCGCTGTCTGAGATTGCCAAGTTCCTCTCCGTCAAGATTCCCGGAAGTGGAAAGTCTACCTATACAAAGCATTTCGAGGCCGGTGTCCTGGTCATGGACGCCTTACCTCTTGGAATCCACAAGGATCAAGTTCCTGGCGAATGGCTTTTTGTTCCCTCAGATGGGATGCGCGGCGGCGGAAAGCGGGTATCGAAGTGCTTTCCCCTCATTAAGTCGTGGGGCGGAACGGTGACGTTCTACATTCTTGATGAGACAATCACGCCGGAAGTATTCGAGAAACATCTGAAAGAGGCGGGTGCATTCATTGGCATCGGTAGATTCCGTCCCCGCAACAATGGATTTTATGGCCGCTTCAGAGTTCTTTCTACGAAGTGGAACCAGAGAGATTAGCATGGCTGGGCTCGGCATGGCTGGGCGGGGCAAGGCAGGGCAAGACAAGACAAGACAAGGGCACTATAAGGAGATGACATGAAACGGACTATCGCAGAACTGGACAGGGAATCAACGCTGTTGCAGCAATTCCTCTCTACACAGGATATAGGTGCGGAGTTGAGCTACATCGCAATCGAGCATGGAAGCACCGTAAAGATGGATCAGCGAGGTAGAGCACATCTTCGGCGCTGTCTGCATCGCATGAAAATCGAGTATTCCTGCTCTTTCGGTTATGGCATTAAACTTGCCGACCCTGGAAGCGTTATGCCTATTCTCAGCACGCGAATCCACCGCATTGACCGTGCCGTCAAGCGCGGCGACCGATCACAGAAGATTTTGCAAGAACAGTTCTTCGACTCCCTACCAGCGGAGCAGCAAAGGAAAGTTCTATTTGCCGGAGCTATATTTGGGGCAATTCGGCTTGCCTCAGAGCAGGGGCGAACGCTCTACAAGAAACGTAGCGCAGAATCTTACCAAGTCCACATTGATATTCCGAAGTTGGCATAAGAAAGGGAACCATGAGCCAGCAAGAACAGATGTACTTGCATGACGTTACCAATCTCCTGAAGGAAGCGGTTGATCTTCTCGAAATCGCTTCACCGTGGCATGAATCGAGGAAATGGTTTGCGCGACTTCTCAGGGTGAAAAAGTCGGCACGCGAACTTCAACCGCCCATCTACGTAGGGAAACCTGAGGACTTGGACTCTTTACATCTCAGTATTCCAAAAAGCAAAAAAGGGGCAAGGCCATAAGCCCTGCCCCAATTGACCGCGTTGCGGATGCGTCGGCTAGATGCCGTACTGGTAGATCAGCGTGGAAGGCCGCAGAACCTTGACGATGCCAGTGTTGGCGATGTAGGTCGCAACGTAAGCACCCTCCTGAAGGCTGAGCGGTCCACCCATGCGCTGAATGTCCTGGAGGATTCCGAAGTTCACGAAATCATCGTTGAACACGTAGGAGGTAAGCTGCGTGGTGCTGTTGTGGCTAGCACCGCCGATGGTCTCACCCCAGTACGGGAGCGGGACGATCTCAGGCGTCTTGCCGTTGATGCTAATGCCGTAGTACCGAGCCTTGATCCAGTCGAGGATGGTGGTGAATGCCGGAATGGTGCCGAGAGCGGAACCGAGTGGCAGAACCATTGGCTGCAAGAGGTAATCCCACTTGCTGGCCGGGACCAGGAAACGGTCGGGGATCGAATCGGGAGCGTAGCCGGAATTCGCATACGCGAGCTTGGCCGCGCCTTGGAAGTCTTCCACGATTTGAAGTGGAGTAGCGTTTGCCCATCCTCCACCCGACTGTGTAGCGGAAACTTGATTGACAACGCCGGGAACTACTGAATTCAGCAATCCCTGATTGGCTTCCACGCCCCAGTACACGCGATTTTCGAGCGTCTTGTTCCAGTCCGTGCGCACTCCCTTATCGAGAATGTCGTTCGGGCTGCGGTTCGCTTGGGCCAGCTTCAGGGATTCAATCAGCGGAATGCGGATATTCACCTGATAGGGCTGAGTGGGGTACACGTCCTGCGAACGGTTGAAATTCAGCGTGCGAATATTGTTCGAGGATGTGCCGGTCGTGTTGGGGGAGGACACGTTGTTCGGCGAGAACACGTTCACGAACTGCGCCGTCTCAGTGTCAACCCAGCCGCCGCCGTTCATCAGAGGAACGTCACGGAACCAAGTATGGCCCTCAAGCGGCATGTGCAGCCGTGGGTCAGGCTTGTTCAGTTCCGACTGGAGGAAGATCTGACCCGTTGCGGAGGCGTCCTTTGCCCCGAGAAGATTGCCGCCAGACCCGCTCATGCGCAACGCCAGAAGGCTGCGCATGTAGGCGGATTGTGTCATGCCTGCCTGGGCGCATACTTCCTCGAGTGTTTCCGATACGCCTTTGCGCTGCCGGCTGAGATACAGTTCGTTCGTGTTCATCGTCTGTCTCCAGTGTTACGGGATGAGTCTGTTCAAAACCGTTACTTGCGCAGAAATCTGGCCCGTTGCGGGGTCGTTCGAGAGAACGCCGGTCGAGAAAACGATGCCGTTGGCCAACGCTATATTGCCGGTCAGGGAGGCACCTTCGATGGAGCCAACCTTGCTGTTGGGATAGCTGCCATTGAGCACAGTGCGGATGTAGACAGGCGCACCGGCCCCGGCGGCAGTTCCGTAGGGAACTGCAACCGTGATAGTGCCGCGAACCAAGCCATCGCAGGGCTGACCGGCAGCATAGAATCCGCTGTTGGCGATTGCGCCGCTAGAAAGGTTCGGGTAGACCGTGTTGGTCTTGACGTTGGCCAGCGCGAATGCAATGTTCGTTGTGCTGGTAAACGAGGAACTGTCGGTAACGATGTACGCCTCGACGCTCGAATACGTGTTGTTCGAGTTCAGAACCAGCGCATCGCCAAAGGACGGAACCTTGACGTCAGCCGGGTTGACCAGACGATTGGTGACTACCGGGAAATCCGACTGCGAGATAGAGCCAATCGGACCTTGGATGAGTCCCGTTACGGGAATGACGGCTGCGGGCATGGGATGCTCCTTCTGTTACTTACGAGCCGCGCGCGCGGCATGGTATTCGTTGTACGCCTTCAAGCCTTCTGCATACGGCTTGCCATTGAAGAACGTGAACGTGGCCGGTTCCGGTTCGGAGTCGTTGACGCCGCCTTCATGAACGATGCGGGTCAGCGAAGCGAACGGATCGGAACCGCCCTTGATGGACTCAGAGAGCTTGAGATAGGCATCCTTTGCGCCCTTGTCACCGGACTTGGCAACGGCAGGGCGTAGAGCCTTGAGAAGATTGGCGGCATCGCCGGTGGAGAAGTCGGATTCCGCATGTTCATCGGGCGGCAGTACAATCGCGCCCTCGGCATCCTTTTCCGCCTTCTTCTCTTCCGCGTCAAGCTCCTTTTCGGCGTCGGTCATCTCATCGTCGCCGAATTCACCATCCTTGCCGCCTTCGCGCTTGTCGATACAGGCGTCGCACATGCATCCCTTGGGATGCTCGGCAGCGTCGCGTGCGGCCTTGCGATTGGCATCTTTGGATGCTTTGTCTTTGGCTTCTTTTGCCTTGCGCTCTTTTTCTTCGCGCTTGGCTTCCGCCTCAGACTCTTCCTCATCCTTGCCGCCCTTTTCCTTTTCGGCGTCCATTGCGGCATCGACGATCTTCTTGGCTTCTTCCGGTTCTGCGTCTTTCAGGGCGGCCTGAAGTCCGAGAGCGACCAGCAAACGATTTGACATTGTGATTCTCCTCAAACTCGATTTCGGGGCTGAATCCTTGATTCCCACTTCCGACCCCGCCCTGCCCTTTGGAACGATGGCAACATGGTTACCGCGAATCTTGCGCTGGACATATCGGCCATCGGCGTCCTTGCCCAACTCAAAAGTATATCCACAGGATACATCACGCACCCCATCATCTACTTTTACGTTCAGATCAGGGTGCTTTACATGGAGGTCTGCCAGGAGAGGCGTCTCGCCGTCATCCATCGGAGAACCCACGCGGATATTCTGCGCATGGCCCTTGCTGGTGGATTCGTATTCGTCCAGCGCATCGACCAGGATTTGCGGATCGGAGGGATGTTCATCTAATACGGACTTGCCCTCAAACGAGGCCAAAGTCTCAGGCGCGGTGACTTCCTCAAGTGGCCGGTATACGGTCACAAGTTCATCGTCTCCGATGCCCCACTCTGGTTTATAGCCGGGGTTTTTCTTGATCTCGCGCCCAAGGTACTGCTGGAATCCGGTACGCGCAATCGGTACATCTTTGTAAATCCGATAGCCTTCAGGGGTTTGGAACTGGTGTTCTTTGCCGGGAAGCAGGCTTGCGTAGTAGCTCAGGCGACCGCTTGGAGCGGGACTCGCATCGACGCCGCTGATCTTGTGCGCGTTGCGGCTGGCATAGAAGACAGACTTCCCGCGCTTGGAACCATATTCCGATTCCATCGCGCGGATAATCTTCGATCCTTTAGCGGTCAATGGCACGAATTCAGAGTATCACAACCTGAAAACGTACTCCTATTGGAATGTCTGAATCGGTCGTCAAGAGCGTTTCTGCTCTATTGAACCAAAGTAGTTACGGGAGATTGAAGGGACGCGTGTACGTCTCTGCGCCGGGATTGCCTCCCCATTTCTGGGCATAGTAGAGCGTCCGATACGGGAACATTGCGTTCACCTGGGCGGAGATGAGCGGGTCTGCTTTGAGTGTTTGCGACGGCTCGTGATAGACGGGTAGCGCGGTTTCGATCAGTTCCCACCCGCGCAGCTTCATGCGATAGTACCAATCACAATCACTTGCGTACCACTGTAGATTGGTGTCCCACTCTCCTGCATCCTCAGCAGCGTCCATGTTGATCGCGGAGAGCGCATCGTAGTTCGTGAATAGGACTCCCCATTTGCGACCGGACTCGGTGTACTCACGCGCAAGCCTGAGTAGTTCAGCACAGGTGCCCGGCGCGGCCACGGCGTCTGAGTGCATCCATATGCAGATCGATGCGCCTGCGTCTCGTGTCTTGTTCAGCATGAGGTTCATGGTCTGCGAGAACGACAGCGGAACCGATGGGCGCATGTTCCAATAGATCCGCACATCGTCGCCCGTCTTGGAATTGTCAATCACCATCGGATGAATATCCTTAGCGCTATCGACCGCCATCTTTAGCAGATCGGGGCGATTCACGTAGGGAATGAAGGCACGATGGTCGGTCATGCAATCCCTTTCCGAAACCACGCCTCAAAGAACTGCCAGAGATCAGTCCAATCGAGTCCTTCTGTTAACCCGCAATCGAAATTCTCTGGTTTAAGGCGAGGGTCAAGCATTGCAAGCTTCCATTGCTGCGCGTCAAATACAGGGCGCTTAGATGCGAATGCACCATCGTACCGGAATGCTCTGGGCTTTATTTTCAGTAGAGGATTAAGCCATTCCGCTGCTCCAGCGTAATCACCGTGAATGCACGGCGTTCCGCAGGCCAACGATTCAAATATCGGGAATCCGAATCCTTCCCCTAGCCCAATCCCAAGCGTCACATCGCACGCGGAATATGCCCACGTCATCTGCTCATCGCTCAGCCGGCCAGTGGTGATGATTGCTCGATTGGCCAGTCCGTAGTCATGCAGCAGCGCAGAGATTGACCAGTAGCGCTCCAGCGCGTCCGTGTGAATCCAGATTAGCGTATCGCGCTCTTTGGTGACCATCGACACAGCCTCAATCGCCGTACCGTAGTCCTTTCGCGCCTGGTTCGTTGCCACTATGCCCACGAGGAATTGATCTGTGCCGATGGAGAAATCCACGTCTGGCCCCAGAATCAACTCGCCAAACTTGCGCCGCGCCTTGTCTCTCCCGCGTGGTTTCCAGATGGCTGTATCGATACCGTGGGGCAAAGCGTCGATAGTCTTGCCGTCGCCCAGTGTGCGCTCGATGATGCGTGCCGACCATTCGCTGTAGGCTAAAACACGGTCAAAACCCGACAATACAACCTTAAGCAATGACGAAAGCCGGTCATTTGGCCCGGTGGCGTCGATGGCGCTATAGGTCCATAGCTTGAACGGTTTGGTTGCAAGGAATTCGCGCAAGGCGATGTTCGGGCAATATTGTTCTGGATTCGTGAGCCAGAGCAGACGGGAAGCATCCCATATCACCAGCATGATGCCCTTTTTGTCACCCGCGAAGTCGTTCCATGCCGCTGGCAATTCCTTGACTACCCAGTTCTCCATGCTCTGAATGTGGTAATCCGGCCAGGGGATGTTACGCGAACCGATACCACCATAGCCAATTGTCGCCACGCGGAACACGTCCGGCATGTACTCGTGGATGCGCTGCGCCAGATCGCGGGTGATGCGCCCGAGGCCAGATGAACTGGTTACGCTATCGGAGAGGATGAGTAGGGGAATTGGCTTCATTGCGCGTCCTTCAGCACGTCCTCAATGATCTCCCGCAGCAGCGAACGCAGTGGCTTGTTGAGCGCCAATGCACGCTTACGGGCGATGGCCAGCGTGTCTTCGTTGACGCGGATGGTGACGGGAGTTCCTATTTTTCGCATGATGCCTCGATTTCCCGCACAGCCTCATCGATATTGACAAGGTTCGCGCTTTGGTCTTCAGCCGCGTGGAGTTCCTTGCAATCGCATCCCTTGACGAAGCAGCGACCTCCGCTAAGCGAATAATCTCGCAGTCCGGTCGTTAGCATCGCTGGAACGTAGTGCTGATGAATGGGGTGCCCACATCCGCATCCGAGATTTGCAAGCGTTACTGGAGTACCGATCTGGCGCATAAATTCCTTTCGATTAGGAGGCCCAGGCCGCGTCAGAAGCTGCGAGAAAGGATAAGCGCATTCGGCGGCGGCCCAGAATTAACCTGAAACCAGTGTACTACGATTCGTACTCTTGTCAAGAGACACAAACGCCGCCCGGTTAGGAGCGGCGCTGTGTGCTCTAGCGACTACCGCGATCTCCTTTCAAGTTGATATTTGGATGAACTTTGCACGGGTCATCGACACAATGCGCCCGCGATAATGCACTTTGTGAGGCCATGTAACCTCATCTAAATCAACGATTACCGATGGATCGCAACGGTCATTGGGGCATCGCCCTGCATGGTAAGCGCCCAGGGTGGACTTGATGCCGGCCAGCCGCTCAGGTGCAGGCGGATCGCTCCACAAGCAGATGACGCCCTCCATGATTCGATGGCTGGGGCGCACACGAGAATCTTGCGAGGTATCCCATAGATACGCTGGCAGGCTGAGATTCTTCGCCCTCGCTTCAGTGATGCCTGTTGCCGCGCTGGCGACTTCCGTTCGGGCCAACATGGCGATATGGCTGCGCGTGATGGCAGGAAAGCGTCCGCGAATGTATTTTGCGATGGTCTCGGCCCGCTCACCGCGCATCTGCCGGGTTGCAATCTGGCTTGCCAGCGTTTGTGCCAAGTCCTGCGGCATGGAGCGTATCAGCGCGGCGTGTGTACTCACCAGTGACCGCACAGACGCGCCCACAGGCCCCGACATTTCGCGCCGTAGCAAGTCGTATATGCGTTTGCCTTGGGAAGACTTCGCCGCCGCCTCACGCCAGCTCTGCGCGTTCTGGACGGCTACCTGTGTGACCATGCGCCGTGCCAGGGAGTCGGACGCCTTCATTACCTTCTCTCCGCCGCCATTGCCAAGGAAGGCGAAGATG